TTTTGGATAGAGTTGTTGTTTAAGTAGTTCATCTGCCAACTTACGAACTTCGCCTACTTCTTGTGCCTGTCTACCAATCAGCTTCTCAGCCTCTCGGTGCATATTCACAATATCTTCAAGACTCTTACCCGAGTATTTATCGGGAATCTTGGGTTTCTCAGCTACAATAGGAGCATCATCTAGCTCATTATTATTCTGTTCGTTTGGAGTATCAAATTCACTCTCAAACACTTCTTCGGGGTCAATCAATGCCATACTGCTATACCTTTCCTGCCAATTACGGTTCTAGGATAATTAAAAATGAACTCCAAGAGATTATTCGCCATGAGAGGCGGCTCTTTTCTGTTCTTGTTGTTGCTTTTCAGCACGCTTTCGTACCCACGAATCTGCTGCGCCGGGAAAGTCTCCTGAGACCCCTTCCAACGCCACATGAGGTGTGGATATGATTCTTACCGCATCTTTACTGCAAACTGAACATTTGCAAGTGCGTATTGTTTCATCAATAAATCGTTCAGTGATGTGATTATTTGAACACTTAAATTCAAAGATACGCCTCATGAGATTAAGTCCTCATAAGATTGTTCACACATTGCCTTACGATTTAAAACCAGATCAAGAATATCTAGCTGACCTTTACGGAAAAATAGATTGTTGCTATCTGTAGTAGCTGATATATCGTTGATACTGGATTTAAGGGTTTTGAAGTCTTCCATCAAATCCTTCCACCCTTGAGTGGAGAATGTGTTGAAAGAGGCTTCATAATATCGTTGTAACTCTTTGTCCATTAAAGGAGAGCCTTTCTATTTAATTTGTCAAGTATATATTGTATCATTTATACAACACATTGTCAAGCATTATTTACTATTTAGCTTGCTTATTTTGCATTTGTAGTGTAGCAATGCGTTCATTAGATGCAATATCTGCTTGTTTGAGATTAACTGTCTTCTCTTTAAGCATCATCTCAGCCAACTTCAGGCGTTTCTCAAAGCTATCACCTTGATCTAAGTTTGTAGATGCTGCTTGAACCATACGAACTTGCTGCTCCTGTGGAATCATCTGAGTCTCAACACTAATCTTCTGAGTCTCTGCCTGCTTCTTCTGAGCACTTGCACTAATGTCAGCTACTTGCGCTGCTGCAAGCTGTTGTGCTGCCTCTTGCTGTGCCTGTTGTGCCTGCGCTGCATTAGGGTCTGGTTGACTCATCTTATCTAAGCCTGTCATCAGTTCAGCACGGTTAGAAAGACTGGAGTTACCGAGAATACCTTTAAGCAACAAAGGCAATACAGGAGTATTAGGGCCAAGTGTCTGCAACAAGCCAATAAGCTGCTGTTGTTCAAACTCACGAGCCAATACACCGAGAGTTGCTGTTGGCACAAAGACCATATCGACAGAAGGATAACGCTCAGGGTCAAACTGCATATAGCGATAGGCTGCTTTATTGATAAAAGGAATCATAAAGTCTTCTTGGAAGTTCACCAGAGTACGTTTGTACTTCTTGATGATGCCTGCCATAGCCATCGACATCCCTTGCTGACCACCTTCACGAGGAACGCTTGAGGGCAAGCCTGCGGAGTCTACAGTGCCAGTAGCTTGAAGCAACATACGCTCAAAGTTCTGAGCCGCCGCTGCTGCATTACCGTCTGTCTGTCCGAAGTGGAACGGGAAGATAATATCTCCGGGTGGGCCGTTAGTGAGAATAGCTTTACCCGGCTTAACTTCAAACTTAGCACCTCGTGGAAGCCGTGTAGCATCCATAGCGATCATAGGGGCTGTAGTGAGGGCTAGAGAATCCATGTGAGCACGCAGTTGACCGTCAATGGCCTTCTGCATATTGTATGCTTTCTCTACAGTTCCCCGTCCGTGGAAGCGTCCCGGTACAGTATCATCTTGGTAGGCGATTACAGGACGATCTTTCATCATGTAGGGGTTCTCTTCAGCTTTCAGGAGAATAGAATCGTTAGCAATGACGATAATAGCCTCTACAAGCCCCGAATAGTCATCAGCTACAGAGTCTTCAGGGAACAGGTCTACAACCTCTTTACCGTCATTCTCCAGCCCTAAGAGGTACTCTTTAGGCACTAAACCGTAGTAAGTGATGATCTTAACCTTATCATCTTGATAGTTACGAAGTTCCTGAGTAGGTTCCAAGGAAGTATCGTCATATTCAGGGGTAATATCTACTTTCTTGTAAATACCACGCTCCATACCTTCAATAACTTTGTGAATTGATACATATTTCTCAATTGCACATCCCATAGCTTCATCAATAGAATCTGCATTAGGGTCAATAAGGAAGTTCTTAGGATTTACAGGCTTAATTCGTACACTTGTACGCTGAGATTCTGTTACACCGATAGCTGCTGTGCCTTGAATACCCGGCATAGCCTGTGTAGCTGGCTTATATTGTGTTTCACTCTTGATAATGATCTCACCGATACCTGTACCGTAGATTTCAGCCATCAATTCAATGTGGTCAATACTCTTCTTGATCTTATCCTTCTTAAAGTCTTCCATCAACTGAGCTTTAAGAGCTTCTACGTCCATTGGGTTGCCATCTACGTCTTTCAAGTCATCTTGAATGTCGAAGAACTCACCCTGACCGAAGATAGCTTCGATGATCTCTGCGTGACGGGTCTCCACAGCCTGCTGAGTAGCTGGTGAGATGATACGGCTACGCTCTGAGTCACGAGTCTTGTCCTCTGCTGCCCATTGACCACGGAAGATACGCTCATACTCTTCCCACAAATCAAGGAAGTTAGAGTCTCGATAGTCGCGCCAGCGATCAAGATGGTCTACAACCCATTCAGTAAGTTCTTTCTCACTGTCTGTAGGTTCTTCCCACTCTGGCATATCCTTTTTAGTTTTATTGGTTGCCATGTAATTCCTTAATCAAGTTTCTTCCAGTCTTCGTATGAGAGATCGGTTTGAGCGCCACCTGCTGCTTTTTCTGCGTTGTATTGTGCGCGGCTGTTAGCTTTTAATTCCCGTGCTGTTGGCCCTCCTTGTTCTCCTCTTCCTGCACCGGCTTTTTCTAAATTCATTTTATCAAACAACTCTGTCATATTTCGCAATTCGTCCTTGGAAATAACTTGTTCTGTTGTTTTACCATTTTTGTTTGTTACATTTCGAGTTGCCATTATGTTTCCTTGTTGTTAATTAATATCCTGAGATAATATCTAAAGTCATGTGTTCATCTTCTTCGTAGTCCTGTTGGTAACTACTAAGTGCGAGTTGGTCAATATATGAAAGAGCATCTATCAAGTCATCGTGTACGCCTGAAGTAGGGAACATTACCATCTGGTCTTGGAACTCTCTCCAGTCCTCTTCAGGATTGAATGAGATACGTCCATGTTCCATCCGGCCTTGCAAAGACCAGACAACTCGATCTACTTTCTTCTTGTTTCCGTGAGTAAGATCATGGATGTGACTGTACACATTGTTCTTACGCATTAGATCGCTTAGATAGGGCAATACAGCGTTCTTCAGAGCACCTCGCTCTATACCTACTGCTGTAGGCTCATAATCGCGTATAACCTTCAGAATCGTCACAGCAGTCTCTTTAATGTCCCACCTACCATGTAGAATCTTATCTACCCACCAGTTGCCATCATCTTCTACCTTTACAATAGCGATAGCTGTTTCATCTAGTCTCTTCTTAGATGCCTTTGCACCTGATCCTACATCTTCGAAGCCTGCCAAGTCAATAGCAACTACATACTGTCCATAAGTAGGTTCAGGCTCTTTCTTGAACCATTGTTCTTTGAAGAGGTCTGCTCCTGCTGTATCGAAGCTGGATAAGTATTCTTGCTTGAATGCAAATGTACTTAGAGTACGCTTTGCAGCTTCAATCTCTTTAGGGTCAATGGTTTCATTATCTGCTGTAGTAAAGTGATAGCTATTCCATTCATCATCTCCACCTTCATCTAAGTCTGCTTGGCCCATCTTAAAGAGGTCATAGAACCAGTTACGGCCTGACGGGGTTGAAATGAATAGTGCTCTACCTTTCTTGTCTGACAAGGCAGCTCGTAGTACACGCTCCCAAATATCCTGTTTAATAAAGGCACATTCGTCCATTACTAAGTAGATTAAGGATACACCTCGCAATGAGTCAGGGTTATCTGCACCTCGTACAAGAATCTTACGATTGTTGATTAAGGTTATCTCAAGATTATTGATGTGGCTGGACTTGATAACCTGTCTACCAAGGTCGTGTAGAAGCTCCCAGATAATAGTTCTTGCTTGTCCAAGGGTAGGGGCTACATACATGACGCTAGAGCCTTCAGGGCAGTTTAAAGCCTCAATGAGTAGGGTAATAGCTGATAGTCTTG